GGCAAGATTGACCGCTTAAAAGTTGGCTTTGATGAGGCTAAAGAATCGCTAGGCACTGCGTTGCTTCCACAGGTTGAGAAGTTTATTGGATTTTTAAACACCACAGGCATTCCAGCATTAAACGCATTTATCGCAGGATTAACTGGCGATAAAGGATTAGTTGCAGGACTAGATCAAAGCCAGCAAGGTTTCGTCACCTTTGGCAATGTTGTTTCTGGTGTTATTGGAATTGTTCAAGGGTTTATCACATTTATCAGAGAAGCAGTCGGTTTATTAGTTGAGTTTGCTAACCAGGCAATCCGAGTGATAAATATAGTTAAGCCGGGCGCAGATGTTGGCTATATTCCAAACCCATCACTTACTGGCACAATGACGGGTCAAACAGTGCCTACAATTTCAACAACTTCAAATGCTAGAGAAAACAGAACAACAGTTAATAACATAACAGTTAAAGCAGTAGATAGCGAAGGCGCAGCTAGAGCAGTGGCTAAGGTATTAACTCAATCATCAGCCAGATCAATTCCAGCATTAGCGGGCACAAGCGTTAGAGGCAATTAGTGAGCCAGTTTACTCCTGATTGGAAGTTGCTCATCAATGGCACGGATTACGCCAATGTTGCAATAGCAGATATAAGCCATCAGGCTGGTCGAGAGGATATTTACCTTCAGCCTAACCCTTCTTATATTTCTATTTCTTTAGTTGCTTTGCAGAATCAAAACTACACATTTGCAATCAATGATGGTTTAAGCCTACAACTTAAAGATAGCACTGGCACATACAAAACGATCTTTGGTGGCAATATCACCGACATCAGCACATCAGTTAATGCAACTGGCTCAGTAGGAACAGTTTATTCATACACACTAATCGCACTTGGATCTTTGGCTAGATTGGCTAAAACAATCAGCGATGGAGTTCTAACATCAGATTTCGATGGAGATCAGATTTATGCCCTGCTTACTGAGTTTTTACTTGGTGATTGGAATGGTGTATCAGCTGCTCAAACATGGGCAACTTATGATGCAACTACTACATGGGCGAATGCTGAGAATCTAGGACTAGGTGAGATCGACCAGCCGGGTCAATATGAGATGGTTAATCGTGGATCAAATGCAGATACTATTTACAACATCGCATCTCTAATTGCCAATTCAGGCTTTGGTTATTTATATGAGGATTCTTCAGGCAATATTGGATATGCAGATGCAAATCATCGTCAAAATTATCTGGCTACAAATGGCGAAACGGAAATATCAGCCAACACCGCTATTGGTGCAGGTATTACTACAACCACCACATCAGGCAACATCCGAAACGACATTACTTTAAATTATGGCAATAACTTTAACGATAGTGAGACTTTAGTTGATGCCGATAGCGTGGCAAGATATGGCTATAAATCTGAGGCTATTAACTCAACCATCAAGAATGCAGCTGATGCTGAAATTATCACTCAAAGATACATCAATCTTCGTGCATTCCCTTATCCAAACTTTGAAAGCATTACATTCCCGATTACTAACCCAGAAATGGATGATACGGATAGAGATGCGCTATTAGGGATTTTTGTAGGTCAGCCTATTAGAATCACCGATTTACCGCTTCAAATCGCCTCTGAGGGCATATTTCAGGGGTATGTAGAGGGCTGGTCATGGAGCACATCATTCAATGAGTTATATCTAACACTCAATCTTAGTCCAATAGAGTTCTCAGCCGTATTCCAATCTTGGAACGAGGTCAATGCCTCCGAAGCGTGGAACACTTTATCAGGTACAATTACATGGCAATCAGCGATAGGAGTAATAGCGTAATATGGCAAACACAAGCAATTTTGGGTGGGAAACCCCAGACGACACCGATCTAGTAAAAGATGGTGCGCTGGCGATCAGAACCCTTGCTGGAGCAATCGACACATCTTTCGCTGGCGTATCAATTAACGCACAAACTGGTTCAACTTATACAGTTGTATTGGCAGACGGATTAAACAAAGTTGTAACAATGGATAACGCATCTGCAAATGATTTTAAGATTCCAACAGATGCTTCAGTGGCATTTCCAACTGGAACAGTATTAAATGTTTATTGCAAGGGTGCAGGAACTACAACAATTTCAGCAGTATCTAACGATTATGGGCAAACTGTTATTGTCAATGGTTTTGATGGTGGAAATATTTTTACAGATTTAATATTTACTTGCACAACCGCAGGGCCAACTGTGTTGTCTGCTAAATCCATATCTGGTGGCCCCGCTAGTCGCACTTACACAATGAGTAGCGGTAGTCTACAACTTGCAATGTCAAGCGGATCTTACGGTGTATATTGCTCACAGTATATGGGACTTTAAAGGAAAAATTATGCCAACTTGGAAATCTAAAATTTGTCGGGGCATGGATGTAGTTGAGACAATTACATTTACCAGACAAGATACTGACAAAAATGGAAATACTATTTTTGTTTCTGGCGTTCATGTTCCATCGGAGCAAAAAATCAGAGAGGAATGGACTCAAGATGAAATTGATGCCATCGGAGAAACAGTAGCACCTTCACTGGATGCTGAACTTGCACGACTCAAAGATAATCCCATTCAATTAACTTAAAGGAGCTTAATCATGACTATTGAAACACAAACCCCCGAACAAATTGCCAAGCACTACAGTGCCGCAATGGACTCAGTAAACCTGATTAACGCAGGGCAACCCGAAAAAATGTCTGACGAAGACTGGGCTGACACTGTTGCTCGTAACAAAGAGCATCTGAAAATCATGCTTGCAAAGGATTTCTGGACTACAGAAAACCTGACGCCCCTGCGTACTGCATCCGTATAACGGGAAGCCACCACCCGATCTTGGTGGCACATTAAAAGGAAACATCATGGGAAAAAATGAAAAGACCCCTGTGACAATCGACGGTGTAGAGTACAAGTTTGAAGACATGACACAGCAACAGCAGATGTTGCTCAACCATGTTGCCGACTTGGATCGCAAATTGGACTCAGCAAGATTTAACGTAGACCAACTTCAGGTGGGTAGGGATGCCTTCTTCAACATGCTGAAAAGCGCGTTAGAGGTAAAGCCTGAGCCAGAGAAAGAATAACGATGGAATCAGTAGATACTCGGTTGGCGGTTCATGAAGCCGTCTGCACAGAGCGTTACCGCGCTATACAGGACGCGCTTGATCGCGGAAAAGAGCGTATGAAAACGATCGAGTATCTACTTTATATCGTCATTGCGGCGGTCTTGTTTGGTCCAGGAGTTGCTGGAGAGTTTGTTAAGAAAATTTTGGGGCTTTAATTATTGTTTTCATTGGCTAAAAAGTAGTTAAGATTTTTCGTATTTAGTCATGATCCCAATAGACCCCATATCAGCGTTAGAAGGACTACAGACTGCGATCAGTGTAGTCAAGAAGGCGAGCAAGGTCGCTAATGATTTAGCGGGTCTAGCCCCATCTATTTCGCGGCTGTTTGATGCAAAAAGCACCGCTACTAAGGCGATGCTCCAAGCTAAACGCGCTGGGGGTAAGTCTAACCTCGGTGCAGCGCTTCAAATTGAAATGGCTCTAGACGAAGCCAAGCGGTTTGAAGAACAGTTGAAAATGTTATTCATGCAGGCGGGACGCATAGACGTATGGAACGCTGCTAAAGCCCGTCAAGCTGAGATGGACAGAGATGACGCTCGGGAGATGGCAGAGCTGAAGGCTGAAGAGAAGAAGCGCAAGGAAGCCGAGCAGGAACAGCTGGAGTGGGCGGTTGGTATTGTCGTGATCGTGATGCTCTTAGGTGCTATAGGCTGGGGGCTTAACGAGATGGCTGAACTGTGCGCTAAGACAAGGTGTGGTCGGTGAATGAGTACCAGAAACAGTTTGACCTCTTCCTCAAAGTCTTTGTCAGGCTGTGCGTTGCTTGGTGGGTGCTTGGCCTGCTTCAGTATCTACCTGACGAGCTGGCGGGTAAAATTGTAGATAAACTTCTTGGAATGATTGGACTTTAAATGCTTTCACTATTCTCAACACTAGGCGGCTTACTGATTTCTGGCTTGCCTAAACTGCTGGAGTACTTCCAGAACAAAGCCGATCAGAAACATGAGTTGGCTTTAGCCCGCATGCAGACTGAAAAAGAACTTCAGATGATGGCGCAGGGCTTTGCTGCCCAGCAAAAAATTGAAGAAATCCGCACTGACCAAATCTCCATGCAGACTGATGCGGAAATGACCGTAGCCGCGTATGACCATGACAAGGCTATCCTCTCCAAAGCCAGCACTTGGGTGGCGAACTACATCGGCACTGTTCGCCCGACGGTCACTTATATCTTCATTGTTGAACTGTGCGCCATTAACGCTTGGTTGGCGTACTTCATCTACAAAAACCCGCATTTAGTTTTAAACATAAACGACTTGGTTCGTGTTGCTGAAATTATTTTCTCTAGCGATGAGATGGCTATGCTGGGCGCTATTGTCGGTTTCTGGTTTGGCTCTCGCGGCTGGAACAAGAAATGAAGCTGAGCAAGGCTGGCGCTGATTTGATGCACCGGTACGAGGGGTACAGGACTAAACCTTACCTCTGCCCAGCCCATATTTGGACTATCGGCTACGGTCACGTTCTGTATCAAGAGCAGATTAGGTTACCCGTAGTGCGTATCGAGGGGAAAGAAACCCCGATGATCCGCAAAGAGATGCCATTGAAACCGGAGGACAACCGTGTCTGGACTAAAGAAGAGATCGAGAAACTATTCGCAGATGACGTCGCTAGTTTTGAACGCGGTGTTCTTAGACTTACTCCCCCTGTTATTGGTCGTCAAGGCGCTTTCGACGCGTGTGTCAGTTTTGCCTTCAATGCCGGACTGGGTACTTTTCAGCGCTCGTCTATTCGGATGAAGCTGAACAGGGGTGATTGGGAAGGTGCGGCAAACGCGCTCCTGCTGTATTGCATGGGTGGGGGTAAAGTGCTCGCCGGTCTCAAGAAGCGTAGAGACGAAGAGAAAGCGCTCTTCCTCTCATGAAACAGATTAGAACTGCTTGCCTTGAAAGTTGTTTCAAGGCTATAATTCATCAAAACGGCGCATGCTGAATCAGCGGCTAATACCCATGGAGTATTTATGAGCTATAGCATGACGTACGACAGTTTGCTGGTAGACGTGCGTCGCTACCTTGAACGTGGTTTCACGCAAGAGAGCGACCAAATCGTTTACGACCAGCTACCTCGCCTAATCACATTAGGTGAGCGCCGTATCGCCCGCGAACTGAAGATTCAGGGTTTTATCCGAGCGGTGACCACCCCCCTGTCTATCGGCGTAGCCGTTTATCTCAAGCCTGACCGCTGGCGCGACACGATTAGCATGACCGTAAACGGCACGCCTATTTTCGCCCGCTCCTATGAGTACTGCCGTAACTATTGGCCTAACGAAGCTCAAACCGCAGCACCTCAGTTTTACGCAGATTATGACTATCAGCACTGGCTGATTACCCCGACACCCGCCGCAGCACAGACCCTTGAAATTTTGTACTACGAGCAGCCCGCGTTGTTGGGTGATGACCTACAAACCAACTGGCTTACTGAATATGCACCGGACGTGCTGCTTTACGCAACCCTGCTCGAAGCCACCCCGTTCCTCAAAAAAGACGAGCGTATTCAGACTTGGCAAGCCATGTATGACCGTGCGGCGCAGGCGCTGAATGGCGAAGACCTGAAGCGTATCATGGATCGCACAGCAACAAGGAGTGAAGCGTAATGCCTATCTATAACGATGTCTTCGGTGGAGCGAACATCTACCCGAGCGAAATCAGCTACAGCGCCCTCACGCTCAGTGCTACCGACGTCACGCTGAGTTGGCCAGAGGAAACCTCTACTAACACTAACCTCGCGACTCGTATTATTGATGTAACGGCTACTAGCGCAGGTCGGTCAATCTTCCTGCCCGATGCGCAGAAGAGCGGCACGGGTAATACGATCCTGTTTAACAATCAGGGTGCGGAAACTTTCATAGTTAAAAACGCGGGTGGCACTCAGGTTGTTTCTATTGCTGCGGGTACAGTTTGGCAGGTCTACCTGACGAACAACACCACCACGAATGGTGTGTGGGAAACGCTCCAGTTCGGCGCTACAGTTTCAGTCGCTAACGCTTCTGCCCTCGCGGGCACGGGTATTGTGGCAGTCGGAACTTTGTTGTCTCAGTCTGTGCCGATCACGCTGTTCAACTCAAACTACTCAGCGGGCGACACAGACCGCGCAAAGATGTATGTGTGGAACGGCGCAGGTTCAGGCACTTTGACGCTACCTAGTGCCCCGACAGTCGGTAATAACTGGTTCATGTACTTGCGTAACGCGGGTGGTGGGCAAGTTACGGTCTCAGCCTCCGGTCTCGCTACGATTGACGGGTTGGCGAGCAAAAACTACCAGCCCAGTGATGCGTCAGTAATCATCAGCGACGGGACGGATTACTACACGCTCGGGTTCGGTCAGTCTTCTGTTTTTGTTTTTGACTATACGGTCATCAGCATCGCCGGTACTGGAACCTTCACGCTGACAGGCTCAGAGCTGAACCGTATCGTTTATAAATTTACGGGCGCTCTGACCGGAAACCGAACTGTGGTTGTCCCTGCGACCGTCCAGCAATATTGGATTGACAACGCCACGACCGGCGCGTACACGCTGACTGTCAAAACCTCTGCCGGAACAGGTGTCGTAATCAACCAAGGCGCTCGGGGTATTTACTACTGTGACGGTACTGACGTGGTGGACGCAGACACTTCCACTGTC